TCAAAGGGGCGTCCAGTGCCCGTTGAGGGTGCGATTCCAAATCACCGAAAAGCGTGAGAGCACCGCCGCTGCACCGCAGTTTTCTGCGGGCTTCGGCACCGATTCGACCGGCTTCAGCACCACCATAAAAAGAAAACTCAGTTGCTTTTCCGCTTGACGGATAGCAACTGAGTTTGTATTTCTTCTCTTGTCGGACGGAGAGGGAACCCACCTGATCCCGCCGACAAACCCGAAAGGAAAGAGAATGCAATTCTCGATCCGGCTCCGGGTTTGGAAAGTGACCTTCACCTTCACGATCCAAGCCTAAGAGCCCCCGCCCCGGACTGGAACTCCGGGGCGGGATAGGGTGCAAGATATAGGCACGAAGATGATGATGCAAGGACACGAATTGAAGGCTCTGCGAAAGAGCATGGATCTCAGACAGGCAGCGCTTGCGGACGCGCTCGGCGTCACACCGCAATTCGTCGGGATGATGGAGCGGGGCGAAAAGCCGATCGAGCCGCGCACCGCGCTGTCGGTGCTCTATCTCGTCGACCATCCCGAGGCCCGGCCTGACGACGAGCCGCGCTCGTATAGTGCGTCCGACTTGATCGGGATGTATCTCTCTCAGCCCGGCCTCACCGACGGCCGGACATGGGGGCGCTGGCGCTTTTCGGCTGAGACGATGACGCTCGATCTCGACAGCCGCGAGGAGGTTGTCGGCCGCGATGATGACGGGAATGACGTCGTCGAACGGCGCGAGCGATATTATGTCCCGCTAGATGAGATGATCAGCGCGCGCGTCGTGCTCAACTGGATCGGGCAGATTGCCGGCAAGGCGTGGGGGGCTGTGACGATCGGGCATTTCGTCGAGGCGCTCGATGATATTTTCGGCCTACAGGCGACCTTCTTTCATGGGAAGGGCTACCCGTCCCAAGAGGCGGTCGTCGCCGAACTGCGCGCGAGGGTTGCCGAGGCGGGCTAATAATGAAGCGGCCGGTCACAGGACCGAGCAGCCCCAATAGCCTGCGGATTTGGTTCTTGTTCCTCTTGCCAACAGTCCGATTCCATCGGACACTTCCCCGGCTGGTCGGCGCCTGTAGTTGAGAGCGGGGGCCTTAGGGCGTGGCGTCGGGCATAATTCCCATTCGGAATTTTGGTCGCGCCCGCCAGTCAAAGAAATAGCGCCCGCAGGCGCTACTCCTCAGGGCCAAACCCCTCGCGAGCCACTCACCCCCGCATTCGCGGAACCCGTCCCTGGGCTGGCACCCCTTGATCGCACGGGGGCAGAGAAGGCGGCGAGCCGACCGGGAACTCCCTGTCCTTACTCGCCGCCTTGTGATGCATTCTGGCTTTCGTCCGCACTCCGCGTCACCTGACGGCCCAGCCCGCACCCATTAGGTTGCACCTTCGCGGGTCAGAGGAAAGCCCGGCGCTACCAACACCGGGCCTTCTAATCGGGGCAAGCACTGCGTCGATGTCAGTCCGAAGCGCAGGGCCGGGTTACTCCCCGATCAAATCCAAAATTATCGCCGCCAATGACGACGTAGAGTATTGCGAAAGCCGTATAACAGAGCGGAGACGAAAGAGGAATCCCTATTCCCATTCGGCTTTGGCCGAACGGCACGGATTGAGCCCCTTCACGCCGCTGTCGCGCAGCAGGCGGCACGCGGCGTCGAGCTGGCGCGCGATGGCCTTGCCCCACGCGTCGCGGGCATCCTGCACCTTCTCGCCCGCCTCGGCGCTGTCGAGCGCCTCAGCGGTCATCTCGGGCCGGTCGGCGCGGTCGAAGGTGTCAGCAGGGACGCGGAGCGCGACCTGCGGCTTTATCTTGCTGTTGCAGCTCGACGCAGACGCGAGCACGCTGGCGGGCAGTAGGGCGAGAATCAGGAAGGTCTTTCGTTGCATCGGTGATTTCCTTTTCCTGGTCGGCGTCGGTTTTCGCACCGGCGGCAAGGTCGGCATCGCGAGCGGCCGCCGCGTCCGCTTCGCGCTTGCGCTGGGCTTCGAGGGCGAGGCGGCGCTGTTCAGCCTGGTCGGCGAGAAGGTCGTTGCGCGCGTCCTCGCGGATCGCGCCGATCGCAGCGTTGATCGCGAGCCAGAGCAGCCCGGCAGCGATCGCAAGGGCTATGAGCTTGCCGATCCGCGGCGCCCATTTCTCGGCGAGGCGCGCGGGCAGGGATTTAGCGAGGCCCTTGACAAGAAGCGGACCGAGCAGCGGGATTAAGGGCAGGGCCATGTCAGCCTCCGAAAATGAGATTGGCGAGACCGAACAGCAGTCCGGCGACGCATAGGATGACCGCCCACGCCGCCGCATAGGCGGGCATCGGGTCTAAGGCCCACTTGTCCATCAGGTGCAGGGCGAGGGCCGAGATCATTGCGGAACCTCGCCCTCGACCGGCTCGGGCGATGGAGGCGGAGGATCAGCCGGCGGCGGGGTCGCGTCGACCTTCAGCTTGCCGTCGCCCGCCTCAAGCTCGACGCCGCCGTATTTCGCCTTCAGATAGTCCGCGCCCCAGACGACGAGCGCGACGATCGCCGCGAACCCGGCCGCAATGGCGTTGTTCCAAAACTGTTGCGATAGGGCCATCTGCCCGAACAGCGAACCGGGCGCGGCGCCCTTGAGGAACGAGAAGACCCAATAGAGCAGCAGCATATTTTGGAACGACAGGGCGATGATGCCGAGCAGCATGGCGAGCGAGAAGATCGCGCGAATCTGCTGGCGGGAGAGATTGACCAGCGCGCGCAGGAAGTTGCCCACGGCGCGGAACGGCGTCCCGAGCCAATGGGAGAAGGCGCGCATCCAGCTCATCGCGCCCAGTCCCCCGTTTTCTTGTTCAGCCAGGTCAGGAACTGACCGACGGTCTTGCCGCGGAGGATCGTGGGGTTCGCGTTCGTCGCTGCGGCGCCCGCGATATAATCGGCGCGCATGTCAACCTCCGCGCCGATGACTTGCACCGCGGTTAGCGGCCCCAGGAAGTGGGCGGCATAGAGTGACGCGCGGTTGATCGGGATGCCCTTCTTGCGCAGATATGCGGCATTCTTGGCGGTGAAGGTTTTGGCGCGGGCGAGTTGCTCTTCCGCACTCGGCCGCAACCCGCCGAACGCCAGCGCCGAATTGCTGCCCCAGCTCCCGCCCTCGCCGATCCACGTCCCCCGGATGAACTGGTACAGGCCCGACGCGCTCGAGGTCGGCGCCTTGATATACGGACGATCGCCGCTCTCGATCTTCGACAGCATCGGCCAATAGCTTTCGGGGATTTCGCCAGCCGCCGCATTATGATCGGTCGATGGCTTCGGCGGCAAAAGCTGGTCGAGCATGGCAAGCGTGTCTTTGCCCGCCCATCCGTCTACGGGCTCGATCCCGGCACGCTCCTGAAACAGGCGCACGAACGCATCATCGCTGATAATCGTCATCTCCGGACCTTTCCTTGTTCGAGGGCAGTGATGCGCTCGGCCTGCTTCGCATTGGCTTCTTCCACCGCGTCGAGCCGCTTGACCGTCGTATCGGTCTGCAGTCGCGTGCTGATCTCGCGCACCGTCAACTGCAGCTCGTTGAGGGTGGTGACCATCCACGCCGCCATGCCAGTCACGGAAAGCGTCATCACCGCTGCGGCGATGATGCCTGCCCATTTTAGCGGCGCCGGGATTTCGGCCTTCGGCGGCGGAGCGAAATGGGGATGCTGGCTCACAAAGTCCCTGATCGCCGCAGACGCCGCGGCCTTGGCGGTGGGCTCGACGATGGCGCGGACCGTCTCGGCGTTGGCGAAGTCGGTCATGGCACGATCGTCGGGGTGCCTGCGCGTGCTCGCGCAAGATGCGCATTGAATTTCGCCACGAGGGCGTCAAACTCAGCCTTTGTGGGCGTCGCGCCTGCGGCGACCACTGCATCCGCAATGGCAGCGCCCGGCGCCCCGAGCACCTTCACTCCGTTCATGTAGAAGCCGGTGCAGTTGTAGAGGTTGACGCCAGAACCCGGCATTCCCTGAAACGGGCTGTTGATGAAGACGATGTTCGACGACAGGCCGGTATAGTCCAGCCCCGCCCCGAACACGCCGGAGGCGGAATCGAACGTCACATCGTCGCAGTCATAAAAGCCGTAAGCGCCCCCATGGGTGAGCGTCGTGGATGCGACCGTCTGGCTCGGCGATACCGTATAAGTGCCGGCCCCGCCCGTCCCGGTGCCGAGGGCGGTGATCTTGGTCCCGGCCGTTACGCCCGTGCCCGTGATGACCTGGCCGACGCCGAGCGCGCCGCTCGCGACGGCCGACACCGTCAGCGTCGTGCCAGAAATCGCGCCAGTGCAGCTCATCGAATTGGTTTCGGTGAACTCGATACCGCAACGGGCCTTTTTCCAGCCGTTCATGATGATCTCGCCAACGGGCCAGCCGCAAGCGACCTTTCCGTAGCCGATCTTGCCGGTCAGGCTTACGCCCGGCATACCGCCTTTCACGTCCCACTTTCCAATCTCGACGGGCAGCGGGGTATGGGTTGCGCGGAGAACCCAGTGGAGCGGGCTGGCGAGAGTGCCCTTGATGTGCCCAATCTTGAGAAGGGCGCCATCGGGCGTCGGGCCGCCCTGCTGGACGATGATAGCGCGCAACGACGCTTCACCTGCTCCGCAATTTGCAAAGTCCAGCTTGCCGATCTCAATAGTCTGCCAGCGGTCGAAGAGAGACACGGGATAGCTGTTGTAATTCCGCAGCCTCAGGTGCCCGACCTTGAAGTGATCCGTGCGGTTGATCGCGAGCGCAATGGCGTTGACTCCCGCGCCGCCAGGGTAGGGCGACGATGAGTTTTCAATTCTCGACCCGTCGAGATCCATCCAGCCGAACTCGATGCTCTCGTTGTTCGTTAGATTGGCTTCATTCGCCGACGTGCATTGCACGATCGAGCCGTAGAGCCATCCCACGCGACCGCGCGGCGGCTGATAAGCGGCTTCCGGGTTGGGCTCCGCGTCGAAATCGCGATACCCGACAGGCCCGGCCTGACAGATACCCTGAATGTCGAAGTCGCCGCCGATCGCGGCGACGATGCAGCGATGAATATTGTTCCCGCGAATGATGCCGGACCTGAAGCCGCGGGTGATCTCAGCCTCGCTGCTGTCCCGGGCATAGAGGTATAGGAGGTCGCCGCGAATGTCCTCGCCATAGAGGTGGCCGACCACAACGTCCTTGCTCGACGCGGCGACCATGCCGTGCGAAAATTCGCCCGAATCAGTGTCGATATTTCCCTTGAGCCGGAAATCCCCGAGCCGGATGCGATGCGCGTCGGCGCCGATGATCGCGATGGGATGGTCGCCCGACATACCGTCGACCTGCCGTAGCCATACGCCCCGCGAATTTACCTGATAGTCCGAGCCCTGGAACTCCACCTGCTGCACACGGTAGCCCTTCCCCGGAACGGTCAGGGTGAGGCCGGTGCCATTGACCTGCGCCAGCATGATCGCCCAGTCCGAGGTCGCGTCGTAATCCGAAGTATCGTTGAGGATCGCGTTATGCTGCCCGGCCGGCACCTGATCGAACAGCGACGGCACGTCCTTGTTGCGCTTCGCCTGGCTCCGGCCGAGGTAATTGAAAAGCGCGACACCCTTGGCCGGGTCCGATGACGCCGCATCGGCTCGGAACGCCGCATCGTTGCCAGTGCCCGCGCTCGCAATCGCCTCACCATCGGCGTTCCACGAAAGGAAGGCGCCGACGCGGTCCGCCATTTTCGGAAGCACGCCGCCAGTTTCGCCGAAGGGCATCATGACAGCTCGATCAATCTGCCGCTTCAATTTAAGGTCGCGAACGCCAGCGCGATCGAGCGCGCGGGTCAGGGCAGCGGGGTTGTAAGAAGGACCGGTGTTGTCGAAATTTGAAGGCTGCGTGAGGTCGGGATCGCTCATCACGTAGAGCTGCGGATAATCCGAAGCATCAGGCGCCGTTCCGAACGTCAGCATCCCCCCTTCGTCGCTGTCCAGGGTGACGTTATAGAGCGCTTTCGGAATGAGAACGCCGTCGCCATCCACCGCAACCACTTCGGCGGCCGAAGCGGCCTTGAAGTCGAAGCGGAAGCCCACGGTCGACCCGTTCGGAAAATACGGACCGGAAATGTAGCTTTCGTTGGATACTGGCATCGGCTCACCTCGGCAATGAGGTAAGCCGTAGGGTATCGGCGCTCAAAAAAAGCGCCGCCCCGCGATGGTCCTATTCTGGGGCTTTAGTTCCGATATGTGCCCAGCCCAAAACGATCAGCAGTGCCAGCAGGAACCAGTCCAACCAATCGGTAGATGGGCGAGCCCACATGATCCCCGCCTGCAACGGTATGGCGGTGAGCAGGACAAAAAACACCACTAGCCATTGCGACCGATCGGCTGTCATGTGCCGGGCTTTACGCATTCGAACGTGAAGGCATATTCGCCATCACTATCGGTCGGCTTTGCGACCTTGCCATATTTGCGGCAATGCTCATCAGCCTTGGGGAAGGCTACGTTGCGATTCCAGACATTGTTGACGGTTACGCCCACCTCGTTGCCGGTGACGTTGGCGCCAGTTGTTGCGCAGCCAGCCAGGGCAAGTGTCGCAATCAATAGAAACAGTCGCATATTCGTTCCCCTTGGTCGCAAGGCATATTCGCCATAGAGCGCCTTTTCAACATGGCGTTGCTACACGACTTGTCCCAGCAAAGGGTTAATCTTCGATCTTGCCGTCTTTTAGGCCGTCAAGCCATTCCGTGAACGTCTGCGGGTCCTGCTCGCCATAGCCGACGTCGACAAGAAATTGCGTCGACTGCGCAAGCTGGCCTGGCACCATGCCCGTAACATAGCCGGTGGCTTCCATGATCGTGCGCGTCGCTTTTGTCGTTTCTTCGCCGGTCGCGATGCTCTTGATGTCGCCGGCCGCGTTGATGACAGTTTGCACCGAGCGCTGAATGGGCGACATCTGATAGTCGAAGCCGCGATTGCCAGCGAGCTTGTCATAGAGAGGCCGGGCTGCGTCGCGGATCACCGGGATCGCGCCGACCGTCTGGAACAGCATGTTCTTGAAAGCCCATGCGCCCCAGTCCTCGTCATCCTCAGGCCCGCGTCCGGCGAGAAGCTCCGAGAGCAGGGGAGGCAGAACCATCAGCCACCAAGCGCGCGCCATGAGCTGGGGGATGTCTTTCGCACCAGCACGGCGCACATCTCGCGCGAGGGCGCGCTGCCGCTGATAGACGGTCGACACATAGCTGTAGAACAGGGTCATCAGCTTTAGCGCCTGACCCCATTGGCCTTGTCCGGTCGCAACGGCGGCAAGGTCTTTCGCGGACGCCGAGCCCTGCGTCGAGCGGATGGCCTTGTCGGCGTAATAGACCGCCTGGTCCTCGCTCATACCCTCGTGTAGTGCCTTGTTATAGGCGCCTATCCACGTCGGGATCGTGACCATGCGATCCATATAGCCGATGCCGTGGAACGCGAACCGCTTCGCCGCGGTGAGCGGGTTCTGCTGCCCCGCCATCTTCGCGATAGTTGAGCGAATATCGCGATCGAGCGTGTCCATACGGTGCCGCATCTCGCCCGATTTCTCCATGACGAAATCGAAGGTCTCGACAGGGTGAGCGGCAAACTGCGCCGCGCCCTTCGCACCCCATTCCGCACCGATAAATTCGAGGCTGTTGGAGTAACCGGCCGCCTGCATCATTACAGTCGTAAAGCGGAAGCCCATGCCGACGACGGTGGTGTTCGAGCGCAGGCCCGACATGAATTTGCCGATGCCTTCGTTGCCTGCGCGCTCATTGGCCCATTGGTTCGCGACATGCTTCAGCCAGGGGGTGAATGCCTTCCGATATTCTGGGCCGAGCGTCTCGTCGATGCCGCGCTTGATGCGCGGATCGTTCAGAAATTTGTGCGCCTGCATTACGGCTTCGCGGTGGGTGATGTCGTGGATGACCTCGCCGATATGGCGGTTGATCACTCCAAGGCTGAGCAGGATGGGGCGCTCGACCCGCTCGACCCGCTCGACACGCTCTTTCGTCGAAGATGCGGCGGTGTTTGCGCGAGTATATTTCGCCGAGAACAAATCCTCGGCACGCTGCTCGTTGCGCTCGGCATTGTAATCTTTCGCCGAGTCATAGATTGCAGGATAATAGCCGCCGCGCAGGATGCCGTAGGGCGTCTCGACGGGGATCGCGTCAACCTTGTCCGGCGCCACGCCGTTGACGCGCCTCTCCATCGCCGCTGTCTCCGGCCATAGCGTGTCGATCATGTCCCACACGTCTTGAACGAATTGCCAGTCTGCCTCTGTCAATTCACGCGTGAGAACGTCCATCACGCCGGCCTCGGTCCAGCCGTAACCGTCGACAAGGCGCTGGCGGTTGCCCTCGTTCCCGACATTGAGCGCCATTGCGATCAGGTTGGATCGGGTGCCCTTCCAAGCGTTGCCGGTTTCGCGGTTGCGCAACTGCGGCGTCGACACCGGTTCGGACCAGCGGCGCAAGTCGTCTTTCGACAATTTCCCGATGATGTTGCTGAGGCGCGACTGATAGTCCGCGAGCATATCGTTCTCGCGATCCTGCGCATCTGCAATTGGCTTGAAGACAATCCGGTTGAAAACGCCGTTCGAATTGCCCTGGTCGAGCCAGTCGACAAGCGTTTCGATCTTCAACAGCGCCACGTCGGCGCTGGCGATGCCAGACTTCAGCCGGTCGAACCATGACGGTTCGAACAAGTCGCTGGGCGGCTTTTGCGGAAGTCCGCCCATGCCGTCCTGCGCCTCGCCGACGAGTTCGTCGAAGGCGCGGCGCTCGGCCCCATCGAGCAAGGTCTGCTTGAGGCGGCCGAGGTGGATGATCTGCCGCACGGCAGCATCGAGGCCCAGCAGCTCATCGACAGACAGCTTCGACCAGTGCGTTGTGCCGATCGACGCGGCGAATGAAGCGGGCACAACGACATCGACACCTTCAGCCTCTTGCGCGCGAGCCCACTCTTCGAAAAGGGCCTGGCGCTTGAGGTTCACCTGAGACCGGGGACGGAGTTCAACTTGCTCAAGCAAACCCTGCGCGCGTTCCAGATAATCTTGGTCGATCGACGGCGACGTGCGGCGCTTCGCAACCTTGCTGAGCCGGTTGAGCGCGGTTTCAATTTCGTCCTGTGCGGCCTTGGCCTCGGACACCAGGGCGTTGTTGATCATCTGCTGCTGCTTGGCCCGGAAGGCCGCGTTGCGATCGCCAGCGATTGCCGCGTCCATCGCCGCGCGACCGGCCTTTGCGGCGGCGCGCTGGTAACGCTGTATAGCGGCGGCGCTCGACACGTCGTTGACAATCCCCGAGCGGACACGGTTGCGCGCCCATTCCCGCGCAACACGGTATGGCGTTGGAGTGCGGCCCGTGGTTCGAGAAAGCACGCGCAATTCGGCAGCCATCACTTCGCCGGCGGTGTCGTTATGAATAAGGGCGAGCGCCTCGTCCTCGATCGTGCCGTCGGTGAAAGGGTCGCCGTAGCGCTCATTCATGATCCGCTCGACTTCCTGCTCGATAAGGGCGGCGCGAACCGAGCGACTATCGCCGCTCTCGCGCATTTCCTTACGGCTCACTTCAACGGCAAGCAGAGCATCGACCATTTCCTGCGCGGTGCCGAAGCCAGCCATTTCCGCAATGTCCGAGGGGTTGGCGCCGCCCGACTTCACCAGCGGCGGCACATTCGGAGGCAGGCGCGCGATGACATCATCGCCCATCCGCTCGCGGATCAGTTCCGAATCCATCGGGGTAGACCGCAGCGCCTTGATGGCGCGGAAGACGGCGCGGCTGTCGACATCGGCCGTCACTTCCTCGCGCACGACGGCGGCGCGCTCGCGGTGCTCTCGCGTCACGCGCGCGCGGATCGGCGCCATGACCTTTGCAAGCAAGGCATCGTTCGCTTTCTGGCGCGCGGAATTGGCAAGGTCTTGCAGAGCCGAATATTCCTCGATCGTCATCCCGGCCGCGTCCGCATCTTCGAACATCAGGTCGATCGCCTGCTGGCTTTCCGCCGCAGCGATCTCGTCATCGGTGGCGATGAGGCGATCCATGACCCCGCGAATGTCCGCTGTGACCGGGGAATTTAGGCGCGTCACCGAACGATAGATATTGGTCAGCCAAGTCTTGAACGCTTCAAAGGTGCGCGCCAGCGACGAAACCGGCGCTTTCCCTTCCATTAGATATTGCTCGACGCCGCGCGCCCACATCTCATGAGCCTCGACGGGGATGACGCCATCGACAATCGGATGGCCGTTTTCGGCGAACCACCGCTCGACCATCGCCCAGTCCGCGACGACGGAAGCCGCCGCATCGGGATCGGCCGCGTCGTGTCGCAACTCCTCTAGCCAGAGGTGGCCGGTCTCGTGCAGGAAGGTTGACAGGTCGCGGGATTTGAAAAGCTCGATGACAGCGTTAAAGCCATCGAATCCGCTTTCGGGGAACACTATGCGACCGCGCGGCCCGCCGTCCTCATCCTGGTCGAAAGCCTGCCCCGATTCCTGTTCAGCCGCGTAAGCCTCGACCGCGGCGGCTATTTCCTTGCGGGTAGCGGCTGCGGGATCAATGCCACGTTCGCGCAGCAGCCGTTCCAACTCGCTTGCGCCGTCGGCTAATGTGGTATCGACCTCGCGCGCAAACCGCTTAGCGCCCGAAAGTTCAGCGCCGATCGCTTCGAGCAGGACACGGTTGTCGATGGCGTCGTCTGCGTCCGTGATCTCGCGGCCTTCCAGCTCAGGAAAGTAACCGGCATTAATCGCGGCGCGCAGCACCATCTCGGGCGACGTGTCGCGCGAGCCGTCGGTGCCGAGAATATTACCCTGTCGCTTGTCGGTCTTTCGGATCAGCTTGCGGGTGCCGGGCTTGCCTTTATGCCACGTCTCCCCGCCCATAGACGCGATGTCCCCGCCAGGGTCATCAATGCCGCCGCGCTTGGCAATAAACTCAAGAAGGGACGGCCCGAGGCTTTCACCCTTCACTCCGCGCCGCATCGCGTCGATGACGCGATCGAGGCCGGTCGCCTTTTGCGCAAGCGCGACCTGCTCCGGCAAAATCTGCCGCACCTCGACGCCAGCAAACTCGTCACCCGCCACATGCCGTCCGCGCCGCTCCTGTCGGGTCGCATATCGTTGCGCGAGCAGTTCAGCCTGTGTGTGCGCCATCGTCGGCGTGTAACCGGCGTTCATCAGCTTATCGGCGATGGACTGGAATAGCGCATCGCGGCCGGTCGGCGCGGCGACGTCAGTGGCTTCCATCTCGGCAATGACATCGGCCATCGCTTCGTCGAAGGTCTGCGCCTCTTTCGGGGAAATGCCGCCGGGCGAAAGACGCATACTTTCGCGGGTTGCCTCCCAGCCTTTGGTTCCCGCTAGACTGGCCAACGCTTCAGAGATCGGAATGACCACATCGCCGCCGAGCCCTTCGGCTTCATATGCCTGCTCGCTCCACTGGTCGAAAGACCCGTCGTAGCTGTCGCTCTGCATATATGCGACGACCTCCTCGGCCGGAATGTAAATCTTGTCGTTGGGGCTCTCCTCGGCCAGCGCATCCATTAGCGACTTGAATGCTTCAGGATCGCGCCCCCGGACCTTCGATTCAACCGCTGCCGCAGCGGCGGCGTCGAGCAATTCGGCCTCGTCTCGGGCTTGCTGGCTGCGATTGACGCGCGAGGCGAGTTTCTTGCCCGCGCCGGCCGACTTCTCGATCAGAGTCACGGCGCCCACTGTCCCGCCCACGCCGCCGATGGTCGCGAGAAGCGTCTGCGCGGCGCGCTCAGGGCGCTCGCGCATGAAGTCGCCAACGGTCTTTTCGGGATTAAGCGTCGCCCATTCCGACATATCTTGCAGGAATGTGGCCGCCTGCTCGCCGGGAACTTCGGTCAGCAACTGGCCGAGCAATTTTTTGCCAAGCGGAGATTTTTTCGCGATGTCGCCAATGAGCTGCGAAGCGGGAAGGCGCTCAGTGAGATACTCGATACCGCCTTGCGTGATGGCGAAATCCATCGACTTGCCGGGATCGAGCCCCTTGTCGCGGGCTTGCCGATAAGCGGCGCCAGCGGTCGGCACGGCAATGAAAGAAGACGCGGCGCCGGGGCTGCGCGTTGCCACACCCAGCCCAATGCCGAATAGCGTGCTCGGCATCGAACGCACGCCCATCAGGAGGTTATCGACGATGAAGCCAGACGATTCCGGCCCGGCCGCATCAGCCTTGCTCGTGAAAGCCTTTGCCTCGCGCTGGTTCCACCGCTGATATTCCTCAAGCATTTCTAGAACGGGGCCGCTCAGCTTTTGGTCGAGTGCGCCGAGCCCCAGCCTGTTGATGTCGCTGTTCGGGTCCGCCCAGTTCGCGCGCGTCTGAGCAATTTCACTTTCGATGACGCCGGCCGTGAAGTCGCCGGCGTTGCCGATCATGTCATAGGTGCCCGCCTTCAGGGCCGAGCCGATATTCTTGATACCCTGCCACGCGCTGCCGAGCAGTCCGAGATTGTCGCTGTCATCGACGGCGAGCGCCGCGTTACGCGGCTCGCTTGCCCAAACGGACATTCCGGCAAACTTCAGGCTTGTAGAGACGAAGTTTTGAATATCTTTCTGTCGCTGAAAGCCGGGAATGTCGCTCTCGACGATCGGAGAGGGGACGCCGAGGCTGCGAGCAAGCCGGTTCGACTGACCGATGACGTCGGGGGGACCGGAGAGCAACAGGCCCGCGGTGAGGTTTTGCCCCGTGTCCTCATCTGCAAGGCGGCGCGCTTCATCTTCGAGAGCGTCCGGGCGGCGCTTAGGCGCGCGCGGACCGAGGAAGTCATTGATGATCATTTTCCTGCCTGACTGCGAGCCCACGCATCTTGAATCTGAGAGTTGGTGGGCCATGCTCCGGTGCGCTTCTTGACCCCAGCGCCATAGGCGTTGATGAACTGCGCGGGGACGTCGAACACCTCGTTGTCGGCGCGCATCTCGCCGTGGACTTCACCCACGGCCCAATTAAATGCCGCGCGGCGCTCACTATCCGTCGGGAGCCGCTTCGGATCGACGTTTTTGCGCAAATAGGTCAGCATCGCGTTGGCGACGCGTGTGCGCCGCAACGCGTTACGGTCGCCGTTAAGTTTCATATCCGGCGTCGCGAAGGCCGAAATTGCACCGCTGACGACGCTGAGGAAGGACTTCTCCTCGGCCGGGTTCGCGCTGATCCGGGATTGCCGCTCTTGCAGTTGGGCAAACTCGGCCGGGGTGACCCGGCTGCGATACTCGCGCAGGTCGACGCGCAGAAACGCGTCGGGCTGCTCGATCGCCATTTTGCCAAGAATGATCGCGTCATCGCCATTCGCCTTGACCTCCTGGCCCGCCGCGATGGCGCGGCGGTTGGAGTCCGCGGTGTTGCGAAGCTGGACACGACGCTCGGGAGGCAACTTATCGAAGTTCGGTATCTGCGAAACGTCCGTGAAATTGTCGCCGAGGCTGTCGACGGTGCCAAGCGCGGCATCCCATTCGCTGTCCTCCCGGCGCTGGGCCAGCCTCTCATCGCGCCGGACGTGTTCATCAACACGCTGACGCGCTCGCTCAAGGCGTTCGGGCGTCCATCCTTCGAGCTTCGCCCGATCCTCCAAAGCGCTGTAGGCCGCGGACAAGTCCCACTTGCGCGCCTCGCTCCCCCCGCCTGCTGGCGTCCCAGTTTTCCTCTGGAACTTGTCGACATAGTCGCGTGTCTCGGCAGGCAAATAGGCGACCCAATTGTCGGGCTCGCCAGCCTTGCGCGCCCGCGCCATCGCGCCGTTCACGCCCGTTCCCTTCGCCGCGGAGCCGGGCCCGGCATTATATGCTGCGGCGGCCTTGACGGGATCGCCGCCGAACTTTCTCAACATCTCCTTATAGTATGCTTGGCCAAGTGCGCGATTGTAATGCTCGTCCTCACGAAAGCGCTTTTCGTCCCATGCCAGACCGGCCAGGCGCGCGGCCTCAGGGCCAGTGCTGGGCATGACCTGCATGACGCCGATCGCGCCAGCACTCGACGTCAGCGGACGCCCCCGCTTGTCGAACTGCTTGCCGCCGCTCTCGTTGCTCTCGATCGCTTTGAGCTGGGCATGGAGATCGGCCGCCACCCCGGGGGTGGGCGTGTCGTCAGGCCCGGAAATCGGCACGGAGCCGAGCGCGACAAGCGCGTCATCTTCAGCCTGCCGATACTGAATTGCGGGCCGGAGTTTCTCTTGAATGGATTGAGCGTCGGTGAAGGAAAGATCATCGCGATACTTGTCGAAGATCGCCAGCGCACCGTCGATGTCGTCAGCCGTCAGCCGCCCGTTGATGACAGCCGTGTGGACGCCGGAGATGAACCGTTCCTCTGCTTCGTCAACGCGCTCCTCGGACCAGCCCTGACGCTCGGCGGCGCTCTGAATTTCGAGAAGACCGCCAGCGATGTTGTCGGTATAGCGCTCGGGGTCACTATAAAGACGCACGGCGTCCTGCTGGAAACCGGCAAGGCGCGCCTCGTTCTGCTTCTGCCATTCGACGTTGAGCTGAGCAGTCGTGTGCTTGGCGACGTCGACAAGACTGTCACCGAAGGATTTTTCGAGCACGTTGGCCAGCATATTACGCTGGCGATCATTTTGCGCGCCGCGCATCGCTTCCTCGCGAAGCTCGGTAAAGCGGGTCTCGACACCCTCGCGGGCGTCGCCAGCGTCGAACCCCTGTTTGTTGAAGAACGGGTCATCGCCGGTGTAGAGGATTTCGCGCTTGCGCTGATCCGCCTCGACTGCGAGTTTCTTTACCGCTGCCTCATCATAGGTGGCCTGCACCTCGTCCCAGCCCGCCGCAGCACGACCAAGTTGCTGGCCCGCCTGCTGGATCGCCTCACCGACGAAGTTGCGCGATTCCGCATAGGAGAAGCGTTGCGAGGGCAGTTCTTGCACCTGCACGGAACGGCCGGGAGTGACGGGAACAGTTACCATTATGCGCCACCGCTGGTGAATTTCGCATACTGCTGCGCGCCGCCAAGGAGGGTTGAAGCGGCGCCGAAGCCAGCAGCAATCATCGCCTGCTTGCCTTCAGCCCTCGACGCCCGCTTTTTGCTTTCATAATTCCACGCGTCGACCTGCAAGCCCTTTACCTTCCGGCGAATGTTCTCATTCAGAGCTTCGCTGTCCTCGCGACCGATCATTTGGGTGTCAGCGATGACGCGCGCTGCGGAGCCCGTGGCGATGTCGACGTTGTTTCCCGCCATTCGGGCCGTCTGCGCTCCGACGCGGCCCGCGACTTCGCGCCCGAGCTGGCGCTGCTGATCCTGTCCTTGCACGATCGCATCGGCTGCATTCTCGCGCGTAAGCTGCTTATTCTGTTCGGCGACTCGCGCCTGGTAGCGCGACATCTGCGACTGATAGATGCCCGCCTGTATCTGGCCCGTCGCAGTGACCGCGGCAGCGCCGACGGCAAGAAGAGCAGGATTGCACACAGCGGCTACGCCCCTTTGTGAAAGTGAACGAACGAGGTTCCGCCGACATTGATTGCGTCGGGGCAAATCTCAAAACCGACGTGGCGAAGGAAGCGCAGCGCCCGGTGGTTGTCGTTTGAGACAAGGTTTTCGAGCCGGTCGAAGGTGAGGTGCATTTCGGCGATGATGACGGGTGCATACCGGACGAGATCGCGCGCATGGTCATAAACGCGCTCAGTGCCGAGCATCCACGGCACACCGACAGCCTCGACCATGCTTCGGGAGGTCACACCCATCATCGCGTGTGGTTCGCCATCGACGATCGCTGTCAGCGCCCACAGCGAGGACTTGAGGGCGTTGGTCAGCGCGCTCGCCGGCCGTCGGCCGAGCGCGGCGCATTCCGTCACGTCAGCCGAACGCATGTTGGCAGCGAGGAACGGAATATGCGCCTCGGCGGCCTCAACAAGCCTCACTTGGCCTCGACGCCGTAATACAATCCCGTCACCGTCATCGGGTAGGGCGACGACTGTTTGACGATGATCGTCGAATCGCGGTCAACGAGCTGTTGCGGGCGAGCGGGTTCCGGCAGGCCGGTAAACATGATCGGTGGGCCTATCTCGCCCTCGGCACGCGTCGTAATCAGTTCCAGTTCGCTTTCGACGCGGCCAGCGTAAACGTCGAAGCTCTCGACCAGCTCGACGAAAATCTCGCCGGTGATTTTCTTCTTCGGCTCGGGCGGCAGCGGCAGCGTTTCGATGATCGCGTCATAAGTCAGTCCCACGACGACATATCGAGCCGCGTCGTCGAGATGGATCGCGCCATCGACCACCTTGGTTCGAATCCAGTAGCCATCGGCCAAGACCGACACGTCTTGGCCTTCGAGGAAGCCGAGGCCGAAGATGTCTTTCTGCGGCGCGTCGAACGCATAGATGCGGGAGCAGTCGAGAAACGATGCTGTGCGATAGTCCCACCACTTCAGGCGATCGAGATACTCGACATAGCGGACGGTCGCCCCGTTGATCTGCCGCTCGACGGTCAGGTAAACCCGGCTCTCTTCGCCCTCAGGCACACAGCAGACGTCGAGCACCTTTCCGCCGACGTCCATTTCCGTCCAACCCCAGACCTGTTGCTCGGCTTCCCAAGTGAAGGCGAGCAGCTTGCCGTCGTTGCGCACGCACCACAGCACCGAGCCCGGTTCAGCCTGATAGGCCATACGGACGATGCGGTAATTTTCGAACAGATGCGGCGCGAAAATCGAAACGTCGCTCGACCGATACCCGTCGATTTCGAAGGTATAGCCGAGCGTGCGCAAGCCGGTTTCGACCAAAGGCTGATAGAAAGCGACCTCGCCGACCATGACGGGGCTGGGGCGCGAGATTCCTCGCCCGACGTGCCGTTTCGCGCCGGGTGGCGGCGTGGGCACGAGAACATCGTCATTCGGGCCGACAAGAGAGAAGATGTTGTCGCTCGTGCCGACGATGAGGCGATCCATCGGAATGAACGCCTCGATAACATTGCTCTCTCCGGTCGAGATCGACATCGCGATACTGTCGTTCTCGCGCTGCGGGCGGGCGAAGTCCATATTCTCGAAGTCAGCCGAGCGGGAAGCAAAAACGCCGTTCGGGCTGTTGCCGGTTCGGCCCAGCCATAGGCGCTGCTCCCAGAAGCCGAGGCGCGCAGGATATTTGCCGGGGCCGTTGAACGGCGTGTAAGCCTCGATCGGAGCGTCGGCGTAATCTGGCTGAAACCCGTCGTCGGTGAACGACAGGCCAGTCGTTTCGCCGATAAACCCGAAACTGCCGCTCTCGTGCGCCTTGTATATCCGGTAATAATCGACGGTCCCGGCCGGTGCCGCCCATGTGATGGTTGTGTAATTGCGCGGCAGTTCGGTGTCGTTGGTGGCCGTGTCGGGCGCTGAGCCGCGGCTTTCCTGCCCGTCGGCGTTTACGGCCGATACGACATAGGCATAGGTCTGCGGGAAGTAGGAGTCGCCCGAGTTCGCGGAATCGGTATTGGCCACGGTCGCGGTCGCGGTGACGCTCGTTGGCGGGGCAATGCCCGGCGCGAATGTCACCTCGCTATATTCCCAGTCCGCGTGATCCGCGCGCACCAGTTTCGACACCGGATAATATTGGTGGGCGAGATACATCGTGTCGAACGACTGCGCGAAATCGAGGTCGTGCAGTTCGGACGCATTGTAGGGCGTAGCGAGCCTGTAGAGAGGATAAACAGCCATCAGGGTATCGGATTGTTCCAGCCACCACCGCCGCCCCAGCCGCCGCCGCCCCCGGGCGGCACGGTGGGGGCAGGAGTAGGAGCAGGTGTGGGAGCAGGGACGGGCGGAGGAGGAGGGGGAGGCGTAGGCGGCGCAGCGCGGACAACGCCATCATCGGAGACGAATGCCGCAAAATCGGTTGTATCGACGCCGATGCTGAAGCGATCATCGTCCAGAACCGTTGCGGTGACGACGCGGCCGTCGAGTTCGTCCATTCCGGTCAGGCCGGAGATAAAGACTTCCTCGCCGTCTTCGAGGCCGTGGAAGGGGGCTGTCACGACGCCGGGATTTGAACGAGAGATGGCCGTGATTCCGAAACCCACAGACAGGACCGCCCCCCCGAGCGCCAGCGGCTTCATCGTCGCCTGTCCCATCAACAGGGCGTAGCTTTGACCGGGCGAATAGGTGAACGGGAGCAACCGCGTCGTGGCGTCATCGTCGGGCAGCTTGTAAACGAACCGCGTGCCAGGGCGCTTGCGGACGCCGCCATATTTCAGGAGCGTCACGTTTTGCAGACGCCGCGCGCCTGCCGCCCATGAATCGACGTCGCGGCGCGACTGGACGACGTCGGAGAAGATGCCGCGCGTAAAATTGCGCTTGCTGGCCGTCGTCACGCGACGACCCCATAACCATAGCCGCCGCGAGCAATCACCGCTTCGGGCACATATTCCTTTCGGCGCCGAGGAAAGCGATTGAGATCGTCCGCAATAGCCTCGTTCAGCGCGCGTTCGGCCGTCTGTTGCTTTACCAGCCACTCGCGCGTGTCGGCTTTCTCGCCAAGGATCGGGCGATAGATGCGCGCCGCCAGCAGCCGAATGACGGCCTGCGCGAACAGCGGGTGCCACTTGTTCGGCTGCACCGCGTCGAGCGTGTAATCGAGAATGGCGTTCTCGAGATTGGTGTAGAGCGTCGTGTCGGCGAGCGTGTAATCTATCAGCTCATATCCAGTGCTCGCCGTTGGCCAATATAGCATTGGCGTGACGACATAGCCCGGCACTGAGGACGCAGCGATGTCGCGAACCAGCACGATAGGCGAGATGATTTCATCGGGCAGGGCATAGGCATAGGCCCATTCACCCGGCCGATCGTTCGTGACGACAGACAGAGAAATGCGACGACGGGCAAATGACCAGTCGTGCATCGCGATCAGCTCGGAAACGACGCCGTTAAGATGGCGATTGCACTCGCGACCCTCGGTTCGGGTGTCCTCGATTCCGGTGATGGCGTGTGCGGGCAGATCGGAGATCGCCTCATTGCATATCTGGACAATATCGCGGGCCATTACTCAGCGGCCTCCTTTAGCTGCTCCACAGCTTCCTCAAGCGCCTCGACGCGGCGGCGGTCCGCCGGAACGCGCTTCGGTTTGCGGGTGGACCCGCGCGGATGATTGGGATGCGCTGCCATGGCCGAACGCTAAGCCGATGACTATTGGCGCTCAAAATGAAGGGCCGGAACGCCCATAGACGCCCGGCCCTTCACCCCACAGGAAATGGTCCACAAGAGAGCGGATTAACCGGCCTTGGCCGCCAGCCGTGCAGCAATGGCATCCTTGACCGCGGCGCGCGCCGGCCCCTTGCGGCCGAGCTCGCCCTGTTCGATCGCGCCCAGGTGATCATCGACGTTGCCGTTGACGATCGCCTTGACGATTTCCTCGGTGCCGCCCTTGAGGAAGTCGGTGACGTTCAGCCGGTCAAGATCGGTGCCGCCAACAGCCGGAGGGCCGTCTGCGGCGCCCAGCGTCGGGATCGAGCCCAGCGGACGGAAGCGAGTGCGGACCTTCACCGTCTCTTTGAAGGAGCGCGTGATCTTGCCATCGACGACGACGGGCTGCTTCAGCTCGACGTCGACTTCCTTCTCGATGAAATCTTCGTCGGAGACGAAGTCTTCGTCCACGCGGACGATGTCGCCGGGCTCGTGCATTTCGCCATCGAAATACGGTTCGGGGCCGCGGACGATTGCTTCAACGATTTTACCCATGATCAGGACCTTCCTTAATAGCCGGTGTTGAAGGCGGGGATCGCGGCGTCGTCGGTATCGCGGACGATGCCACCGAACACGTTGCCCGCGGTGTGGGTGCCGACAGTGACGAACTGAAGGCCGAGATAGCGCTTGGTCGTGCGGGGCACGGCCGCGCGGAGCAGGACAGCGCCTTTGGTCAAATTGGCCTCGGCGATGACGCCCGAGCCGATCAGCACGTCCGGCGACGACAGGTCGGAATTGGCGCTCTGGATGAGGTTCACCGCGAGGCTAGTGCCGCTGGCAAAGGTGGTCGTCACGCTGACGAAAACCTGAAGCTCGCGATTGGTGTTGATGTTCACGTTCGCGACGCCCTGGTCGTAAACGTCGGTCGAGACCTGCGTTCCCGTCGTAACCGCCTGGTTATTCGAGAAGGTCATTTCGCGATCGGTAAGCATTGATCTATTCCTTTCTTGTCTCGATCAAACCACGCGGGCTTCATCGGCCTTGAGCGCGTCAGCGATGCGGACGGGGACGCCGCCGAACATCATCACACGCTGGCCGCCGACGGTTTCGTAAGAGAAGTTCGAGTTGTTGGCGTTGTTGACGAGCTGCATCCGGAAATTCTCGCGGATGATGCGCGGCATGTAGAACGCAGCCTTCGAGCCCGGCAGGTTGAGACCCTCGACACGTTCCAGAGCGCGGGCCATCAGCATTTCGATCTGCGCGCCGGTCGAATAGTTCGGCGTCAGAAGCGACTTGTCGATGTTCGCGATGCGGACGCCCTTGCGGTAGTCCCTGATCGAGAGGCCGGTCTTCCAGATGAAGTTGTCCGACACCGCGAGGAAGCGGTTGCCGTCCGCGTCGGTGACATAATGACCGATCTCGTAACCATCGTCGGCCGTGCCGGTGCTGCCCGTCACGTTGATGTGCGTGATGCCGGCCTTCGAGCCCTTGGGGTAAATGCCCTTGAAGCCGGTGGGCGACCAGACGATCAGCGCGATGGACGAGTTATCGGTGCCCGTGCCCCCGCCGTCGATGATCTGGTCCTTGGTCGAGCCGCTCAGGCTGTTATAGCGCGGGAACATGCCCGTATATTGCTGCGGGCTCGCCGCGGCGTTGCCATAGAAGATGCACTGAGCGTTAGCCTGCCCGAGCGCCTCATAGAAGGCGCTCGCCTCGGTAAGGCGATAATTGTCTGGGTTGCCCGACATCATTGCCGCCTGCCGGTCGATGTCGCTCTGGCCTTCGAACCATGCCACGCCCTCGTCGATCTGGGCGACGCGGCTCTTGGAGCGCGGGACGCCCTGATTGAGACCGCGGGCGAAGACGGTCGGCAGGCCGGTGCGAACGGTCGTGCGCTCGCCGGTCGGCAGGTTGCCCTCTTCCCAGAGCTGGTCCTGAAGAACCTCGTTCTGCTGAGAGAGCCATTCGCCGATAACAGCGACCTTGCCGTCGGGATCGAGGCGGGCCGTGAGGTCAGCCAGCGTGTGAAGCTGAGTGCCGAGAACAGTCATATCTTATGCCTTTCTTCCATAGAATTTTTCGGATGCGGTAAGCTCAGCCTTGGCCGTTTCGCCGGGCGGCGTGCTGGCCTCGGAAATTGCACGGCCAGCGCCTGCGATGACGCGAGTAAGAAGGGGGTGATCGCCGAGACCGCTTTCGTTCAGGAACTTCGAGAAGTCCGACCGGACAGCGGCATCGGGGATGAAATGAGCGATAGCCTTCGCTGCGTAGGCTTGGCTTTCCTTGAGCTTGGCCCCGCCGACTTCGGGATCGGCCTGAAGGTCGCGGGCCATGTTCGCGCGAAGCTCCGCAGCGTGGTCGTCAAGCTGCTGGACGGCGCGCTCCGAAATTTTAGGAACAACCTTCTCGGCGAACAGCCCGACGATGCGCTCGGCGCCCTTCTGGCTGAGATCCATGCCCTTCAGGTCGTCCTTGACCAAATCGAACATCTCGGCGTCAAATTCAACGCCCTCTGGCATGGTGAACGCCGAGACGTCATAGTCTTCCGGCGCTCCGACAATGGAATCGGCGGCGTCGGTCTTGTCGTCGCCTTCGCCGTCCTTTTTTCCGTCGTCCGCTTCATTCTTGTCACCGCCCGCCTTGTCGGCGTCGGTTACGTCCGTGGTTGCGGTCGCGTCTTCAGCGGCGGGATCGGCCGTAGCGGCGTCGCCCAGCGCCGTAGTCGGCGCAGGATCAGCGGCATCGGCGGACGATGTGGCGTCGGCGTGCTCATCCGGGGCTCGCATCGTGCGGCCCATCTGCCGCTCGATCGGCGACAGCCGAGAGCCGGTCAGTAGCCGGATGCGGGTTGAACGGTGATTATTCAGGGTCTTGATCGTCATGTTTCGCTCCTTTTTGGGGTGTGTTTTGCTTCCCGGCCTCGATCGCCAATGCGATGACGTCGTCAGGCTCCGCGGGCGTCGCGGAGAACCAGCCGAGAATGTCCAACCCCAAGGAGCGCTTGCCTTCCAGAAAGAGGCGTGCTTGCTCTTCGCGAGTGATGCTGGTGATACCGCTCGCCCTATAAATCTCAAAAAGCAGGCGTTTGAACGCGGGGTGCCGCAGCAGTTCGTCGCGATCGACAAGGGGGATAGGGCCGCGCGCTGCCATCAGTAGCGGGCCGTATCGTTGGACATCTCAGCGATGTTGAGCGCCGCCGTCGTCGCATCCTTGGCAGGCTGCGCCATCTGAGCCATTTGGGCCATCTGCTCTTGCTGGGCGCGCGCATCGCGCATCTTTTTGACGGTGGCGTCGTCACGAATGGCCTTCGCCGGCATGTTGGCGCGCTCGGCGTAGTCATCGACGATCGCGTCGGGATTGATCTTGTCGAGAACCTGCGGGCCAAAGATCGAGCCAAGCGAACCGACGAAGCCGACGACACGTTCGGTCGTGGACAGGCCGAGCATCTTGAGGGCCATCGCGAGGACGGACACAAACTCGACTTTCAATGCCTTGCCCTGCAACTCCTCAGGGGCAGGCGGGATCAGGTTGCCGCGACGAGCAATGCCGATCATCCGGTTGACCGCGACAGGCAGCATGTCGTCGTTGACCATTTCGATGACGGGGCCAATCTGCGACATCTTTTCCTGATCGCGCTTCAGAAGCTCCTCGACGTTGCGCGGCTGGATGCCGGGCATGTTCGTGATCGCCATGAACAGGTCGGCATAGGTGCCACGGTCGATCGCTTGCTTGATGTCCTTGATGTCTTCGCGGACGGCTTGGATCGCGCCGTAGTTCACCTCGTAGATCGGCTTCACGGCCGACACTTGAGACATATCGGCGACGTGGGTGTGTGCGCCGGGTCGCATGTCGAGGTCGCGGGCGGGGCCAACCGTCGGCGGCTTCGCGAGAAGGTCGGTCAGTTCGCGCTTGCGGCGCGCCTGCATGGCAAGTTCGCGCATATCGGCAAGACAATCGTGCCCGACCCCGCGCCCATAGTTCGGGGCATCGCCGTCGCGGGTGATCCAGCGCGGAGCCCAGAACGGTTGCTCGCTATACCGCTTCGCTTCGAGCAGCCCGTCCTTGCGATCGTCGTTGCAATCCCAAATGACCGAATCCCACGCATCATTCGCGCCGGGCTCGATGAGCTGCTTGCACTGGACGATATGCCCGTAGTTCGACTGGTCCCACTTATTCTGGACCGACTTTGAAACGGCCGACCAATCATAGTTGCCACCCGGCCGACCAACGAATTTCTTGACAACCTGGTCAACCGTCATCGGGCAGGTGCGAACGAGGGTGTCGACGCTGAAGGCGTCGTTGAGCCCGAGCCAGTATGTGCCTATCCCGAGGCCCATGCACGGGGCGATCTCGATCGGGTGCTCGGTCATGATACCGGCAGCGGGACCGAAGCGCGCCATCGAGCCGTAATTCTGGCGCGCCACCTGATAGAAGTTCGACGCGTCGAACATCGCGTAGATGACCGCTTGAAATGCGTCGAGCCATTCGCGCGCGGCCTGATAATTGTTCAGGTCAGGGTCGACGAATTTGAACTCGATCCACGGCCGGTTCGGCGAGGACAGGCCCGAATACATGCCGGCCTCGACGGTGCGGAATGCGAATATCGGGTGACTGTCGATCAGCTGGCGCATTTTCGGGCGCTTGCCGCCTTGCGCGTTCGTCGAGAGCGTTTCGACAGAACCGTAACCGGAATAATCCGCGATCGAATACCAGTCGCTTTCGTGGTCGCTGCGCTGCGCTTTCAGCGCGCTCGCGACCTTTTCGACATGGTCACGGCGCGACTTCTCAGGCTTGGGCGCGTGATCAGGTGCTTTTTTCAGGGACAGCGTGCCTTCAACCATCGGCCGTATGCTCCTTGCCGCAGCGCGCGCATTTTACCGGGCCCAGCTTTTCCAGTTCTTCAGGCGTCCGTTCGGGGGTCTGCTGGCGCTGGCCGCAGTCACACGCGAAGCGAAGGTGCGGAATGCCGCGAATGTCGACGCGCTCAGCCACCGAGGGTCGAAGTCGTGACGGGGTTCAGAGACGGCGCGCCCATGGACATCAGAGCGGCATAGCCACGGCGACGACGCATCGGGTCATCGACCATGCCGGGCGCTTTCGATTCCGGAGCTTTCATGGCTTGCCGCTGGGCCGGGGGCGGCGGCACGTCGGGGGCTTTCGGCATACACATGGCAGTTATTTCCAGATCAGGCCGAGCAGGCCGAGCGCGAGGATGAAGCAAAGTCCGAGGTGAAAGGTCTGCCGCTCAATCTCGACATGCTGGTCGTAAGAATATCGGGCGCCGTGCTGGAACGCCTTGAACGACAGCCATAGCCAAGCGCCACCGCAGTAACCGGCCGAGAGGATCAGGAGTGCGGAGATAGCGAACATGAGGGACGTCACCTTTCGAGGGCGACGCTATTTCAGCCGGTATCGGCGCTCAAAACGCAGCGGCGCTTAAAGATCGGGCGGCGCCAACAGCAACTCGATGCGTTCGATCGCCAAGCGATCAACAACGGTCAGTTCGCGCTCTTTCCTCGACGCATAAAGTCCAGCGACGCGCGCGCACTGCTCCTCGCGCCATTCGCCCGGCGATTTATCTGACAGCGGGCCCTCAGGATGAAGCCAGAATGCCGACGGACTTTCGAGCCACATTGCGGTCAGATAGGCGGCTTCCACCTCCGACATTGCGCTATCGGCCGGGTGACGGGGCGCAGGCATCAGTCAGTCAGATCGCGATAGGGATCAGGCCATACGGGCAGCGGCTTGTCGTCAGGCGTCCACGGTCGGCGTTGAGACTCGCCGCAGGCCCGGCATTTGCGCGACTGGCGCAAGCCTTTGTCCTCATCTTGCCAGTCGGTGAAATTGTGCAGGCCGATGCGGCAGTGCTCGTTCACTGGTGGAGCTCCGAATAAGGATCGTGCGGCTTGCGGCGATTACGAGCGGCGGACATCTCCTCGATAACCTCAGTCTTGATCGTGTCGATGTTCGCCATGATGACCGCGTCGCCGTCATCCGGCGACCGGCCGAGGTCATCCTTCATCTCTTCTTTCGAACGCACCTTCACGACTGTCTTTTTCGGTCCCTTAACCGGCGTCCAGCGATAGGCGCAGAGGTCGGCTTTCAGGGCAGGATCGGGCGGCAACGCAATCTGCACTCGGTTGGCGGGGTCGAGCGTCTCGCGCATCCGCCACACCAGTTCCGAGCGGTAGTTGAAGAACGCGAACATGCCATCGGCCGACGTCTCGTTAGAGCCGCGAGCGACATTGACGCCGATGACCTGTATCTTGTCCTCGTGCAAAGCATTGTGGACGGTGAGGCCCCAGCCGATCAGGTCGATATGAACGGGCGCGCGGTCGCGGCGGTGCATGATGACCTTCGCAGCGCCGACGCGGCCGGCGGTCTCTTGCGGAATTTCGTGGCCGGGGATTCGGACGAGCTGGTCGAACCATGTGCCGTAGCGGGGGGCGATGACGAAATTGTCCTTGCCGCCGCAAGCAACGTCAACGCCCATGCTGTCCATTTCGCCCTTGCTGTCCGGGCGAGGTTGCCAGCGATCCATCGCGGCTTGCACCCAATCGGACGGGATGACCTGCCATTCGTCGTCCTCGACGCCAGCGTTGAAATTGCCGTCGAGCATCTGCGATCGGAGAGGCTCGGGCAAGCCTTGCAGCGTGTCTATGTAGCCCGAGCGGACGTAGAAATAATTGTCCTTGGTGCGCGAGGGAATGAACGTGCGCGACTTTGGCCGAATGATTTTCTCGGGCGAAAACTCGGTTGGGTCAAAATCATAGAGCGGCGCGCCCTGAAAGATGACGAACGGGCGTTCATCGTCGCACTCGACGTCCTTGCCCTTGATCGTCGTGAACCAGCGAAGCTCGCCCGGCTTGGCCGGGTTCGGGTGGCCGTCGTCAAGCCACGGACCAAAGAACGGGATGACCCAGCGGCCGGCGACCGTCGTTGGCGGGTTCATCGTCATGAGAACACGGCAGCGCTGCTTCGGATCAGACGATCGCGTCCAGCCCATCGTAAAGCGGACCTGAAACTCGCGCTGCTCCGTCACTTCGTCATACATTTTCGCGTCGTGCGCGCGGCCCTGCCACTTCTGGTGATCGGTCGCGTCGGCGAGGCCGCCGAACTCGATCAGCCGCGGGATATTGGCGACCGTCGTTTTCCAAACGGACTTCTGCGAATTGTAGCCGTCGTTGCTGCCGAGTATTTCGCCCATGCGCTGGATGATGCCCTCGGTCTGGGTCTTCTCATTTCGGAAAATCGCGGTGCGTTGGTGCTCGGTCAGCGATAAGCCAGCAATGAGGTCGGTTTTCCCGCCGCCCGCAGCGCCACCATAGCCGGTGATGAACGCCAGACTGTCGGCCGCCTCAGACTGGCGGCCTACCTGTGCCCGCCAGAGGTGATGCGACAGATCATGGTCGAGCAGCCGCCGAATCTCCTCGCGCTCGGCGGGCGTTGCAGCTTCCCATAGCGCGTCGAGATAGGCCGGATCAGCCTGCGGCATCTTCCCCATCCGGTGAACCTGCGACGCGCTTCTCGATTTCCGAGAAGATCGAGGCGAGCCGCGTGGCGACCGACACGTCGTCCATCTGGATTTTCTCGCCGTCGCTGGTCACGTCGAGCTTGGGACCATATTTGCGCGGGGCGATCATCTGGGCGCGCTTGATGCGCGTATCGACCATGAGCTTGCGGTGCCCGAGCATGTCCTCGGTTCGCACCTCGTCATATTCCTTGCCGTCCTTGTCGAGCTTGCGAGTGACGATCCGTCCGGGCATCGGCGTGTCAGCAATAACGAGCGCCTCGTCCATATGGACTTCGACGCCCATCTCTCTGGCTCGCGCGAGATTATCCCGCAATTTCTCGTCATCCATATGCCATCGCCAGAAGGTCGACGGGGAAGGCAGGTCGGGATTGTCCTTCAATACGACGTCGAGCGCTTGGCCTGCGGCAACCCCGGCCAGAATGACCGGGATCGCCTTATCGCGGTCCAGTGCTTTGTTCGCGCGCTTTGTTCGCGGCTTCGCTTTCTTAGGCTGAACGGCCATTCTCAGCCACCCAGCTCAGCAGAGCGTTCAACGACGACGCGCGCATGATATGGCAGCTTACGGGCGTGTCGGGATACCATTGCAGCGTCCAGACCTGATTGAGGCCGAGCGCCTTGTCGCGTTCCGACTCCGAGATCCATTCGTCATCGGGCAGATCGCCATCGGCGTGCGCCTTGGGCGCGCCGAGATAATTTGAGGCATGATCGTTGAAGCTCAGGTGCAAGCTCGAATGCTCGCCGCGAAGCAGCGCGCGCAGCATGTCCTCCAGCCTCCCGGCGACGAGTTTTCCATCAACGAAGATTTCTGTCTGTGCGTCTTCAGCCATGCTCAATCCTTTCATGCAAATGCGCGGCGCTCAAAATCGCCCGGTATGGACGCAGCCCAGATCGCGGCGAATGCCGCACCGGGGGCAAGGGGTGCGGTCAACGACCACCGCGGCGGCAGGGAAGTCTCGCGAGTATTTCGCCCGTTGCCGCTCAAGTGTCGTCTGCGCCGCCAGGCGAACGCGCGCCTTGTGTTCGCCTCGCGCGATGCCGTGTGGATGCGCGGCCATTGCGGCCCGCAGCTTGTCAGCCGTGTCGATCGTCAATCGTCGCTGACGAATGCGGACTGCCGAGCGCGTGGACGGCGCGACCCCGGCAGCAGTGATGAGGCGATTGTAGTTCGTGCCCGTTCTGCGAATCCACGAATTGACCTCGTCAATCACGCCGATGCTTTCCGCCTGGCTGAGAAGATGTTGCTCGTGGCGCATCAGAAATTCTCCGTCGCGCTGTAGCGGTGCCAGTTCATTACCCGCTGGCCGATCGGCAAGACCGTTAAGACGGTTCCGTTCTCGACAATGACACGCGCACCGCAGGAGAGAATGACCGCACCCCGGCCGATCTGGGCCAGCGCCTGAATAGCCACGCTACTCAGCGCGGCGATGATCATCTCATCAGGGCCATCAGCAACGCGCTCACGGTAGCGGGCAATTGCGTGTCGCGAGACGCGAACGCCGCCAGCGCGGTCGCCTTCGCTAAAGCGCGCGGTGGCGACTGTAGCAAGTGTAGCAACTGTAGCGACGCCCTCCGCTACATTGTCGAAATTCCCCCTCTGCGTCATCCTAAAGTCCTTGAAAATATAATAAATACAATAGGATATGTATTCCACTCTCTAGCTGGGAGAGTAGATGAAGTGGCATCGGATCGTGCCGGTGTAGCAATGCGTAGCAAGGTCATTGCTACGGTTACGGGCCGGTGCGCATGACATATGCCTCCCACAGATGGACGGCCTCGGGCTTTGCCCGACGGTAATGCCTCATGACGTTGCCGTGATGATCGGTGAGGTCGGCATGGCCGGGCGTGATGTCGGTCAACCGCACTGGCGTGACGAGACCGACGATGCCCGCAACGAGGCCGTTGCAATCGAGACGACGGTATTGAGGCCGACGATAGCAGCCGAACAGATCGAGTGATGACCAGCCAGCCGCAATGGCGCGATCACCCCATGCCCGCGAGATCGTGAGGGCCTCGTTTATCAGCGCATCCCATATAACCGGTTGCGCGAACGGTGGACGGCGACCGCTCGCCCAGGCGAGCAGGTCGGCACTCCAAGGATGATTTCCGGCGTCACCCCCTGCTACAGTTGCTACATTCGCTACACTTTGCCGATCGGATGGCCGAGTGGCGCAGATTTCCGCCGTTTCCTTGTGTAGCGGCTTCATCGAAAATGACGCGGGAGGCGTCGCTACACTTTGCGACACTTCGGCGGCGATGAACGCGCTGGGGTCGAACTGCGCCGTCATTTCGCCACCTGCCGCATCTGGACCCGCCACGCTTTGCGCACATGCGTTCCGCTGACCGGCCCGCCGCCCGGCAATTGATCGGAGAGGTGGTCGTGGCGAACGAGAATGTCGATCAGCGACTGGATATAGTCACCGCCGCGCCGGATGCGGCTCGGGCCATGCTGAGTGATGGCGCGCGCCGAAATCAGGTTTTCGGTCCACTTGTCGCGCAACCAGTCGGACAGCAATTGCGCATCGGCCATCAGCGGATCGGCGCCGGGCTTCCCGAACAGCCGGACCGCCTCTGACAGGTAAAACTCGGCGAGCTGGATGCCGCGCGCGAGCGTCGCCGCGTCAAGCTCCTCGATATGGTAACCCTGCTCGAAGATGGCGAGATTGGCGGCGAGGCGCGCCGCCTGTTCCGGCAGCTTGCCAACGAAGCCCTTGACCTCCTTCAAATCGCCCTCGGGGCCAAGCCGTGCTTCGAGCGCATTTGCAAACGCCCACCACATTGCCTTGGCCTGAGCGGAGAACTGGATAACCTTGGGCTTCAGAACGGGCGTGTCATCGACGACCGGAAGCGGGGCTTCGAGAATATTGGTGATGCGCTCGCGGAATTGATTGACGGCCGCCCAATGTTCGGCGCCTTGGCGCTTGTCGGGGTCGGTGAAACGCGTCCCGGCGATGCTTTCGGGGGCGGCTACGAGAAGGCGGCTCAGGAACCCTTGCCCCTGCGCCTCGGCATTGCCAAGCAATCGGCCGGCGAGGTTCGGCTGTATCATCAGATGGAAAGCGAGGCGGCGGCCCTTGAGAACCGTGAACCCTTCACCGACGGTGTTGATCTGGACGGCCTTGCCGTCCCAGAAGTCGCTTAGTAGCGAGATCGTCAGAAGCTGATTATCAGGGGTCATCCCGTAGCCACCGAGCCACGACCCACCCTCATCGGACATCAGGCCCATTGAGGGGCGGCCGCTCACATACCGCTTCACCAGCGCCTGCGTCGTTCCGCTGCGCATGACGATAGTGGGGTCAGGCGGTCCCGCCGGTCGCGGGCCGAGATCCCGATAGGCTTGAGCAAGTGCGGCCTGACCGTGTTTTTTGTGGCGGTTCGTTGCCTCTTTCTTCGCCTCGTCCCACGCCGATTGTTCGATCAGCGAGGTGGCCTTGCGGGCGTGAAAATCCTCCTCGAGCTTTTCCTGAAAGGCCCAGACCGGAGCCATCATGTAATCGTCTGAGGTGGACTTGCGATCCCCGCTTTCGGCCACGGTCACGAGGCTGAGCGATGTCGGTCGAATCTGCCCGGTGGGCAGCTCGACATCGAAATGGCCTTGCCCCGCGAGCGATGTCGCCGCGAGACAGGACTGCGCGGCGATGGACACCGGCACAAAGGAATGATCGACACCGGCCGCGACGACGCCGGCCAGCACTGGCCCCAGCGCGTTGACGGGGTAATCGGCTTGCTTGCCCTTGTCCCCCATGATGTCGATCGGCTGGATAGCCGTCGGCGTCGCTTCCTCGAAGCTGTCCGCGAACCGGCCGCTCATGTCGTCACCGCGCGGAGCTGATCGTTCCAATCGTCAAACTGATCGTTCGGCCGGGCGCTGGCTACCTCAAGGCCGCGATCGACCAGCGCAATCGCCGACTTCGCGGCGGCGATCCGCCCGGCCGTGTTGTTCTGCTCGGCGATGATGACCTTGCGGACGATCGGCGGCAGCTCAACCGCCGGCATCATGCTCGTTCCGAACGGAACCCAGACCGGGAAGCCCGGACCTTCCTGCATGATTGAAAGCCCGTCCTCCGGGCCTTCAGCCATGATGATGACGGGCTCGGCATCGCCCAGCCGCAGCGCCGACCCGCGGATGGTCCCGAGGCTGAGCTTGCAATCCTTCAAGCCCAGCGCCGGGTCGTCATCCTTGAAGTATATCCGCTGAATGCCGACGACGGCGCCGGTGCCGTCCTGCGCGCCGCAGACGAGGGCAGGGCGGTTACGCCCCCATTCCCCGGTTTCCTTGTTTCGCCATGACGGAATCATCCCGAAGCGGACGAACGGCGGGGGCTCGATCGTTATGCCGCGCGCGCGGAGATAGACGCGTCCCGGCGTCTCGGCGACCGGACCGGACGCCTCGAAAAACCGCCGCGCCCACTGCTCTTTTTCGAGGTCTTCTAGCCGGTCCTCGGCCTCTGCCTTCTTGCGCTCGGCCGGTGACCATGTTGGGAGGTCGTCGTTCGCGAGGCGCTGGTATGCTTCGCGGAATGAACAGCCTTCGCGTTCCATCACGAACTTGATCTGGTCGCCGTGCCAGCCGCAACCGAAGCAGTGCCCGAAGCCCTTCGCGTCATTCACGTAGAAGCTCGGGGTGCGTTCATTGTGGAAAGGGCAAAGGCCCTGATACTCGCGGCCAACCTTTTTCAGCGAGGTGGCCCGGCCGACGACGCCGGACATCAGGACGCGGGCTTTCATCTCATCGACGCGACGACGAAAGCCCGCGTCGTCAATGCGGCGATAACCGCTCCCCACAAGCGCGCTCATCCCGCATCTGCCGCGTCGCGCGCTTCGGCAAGCTTCGCCAGCGCGTAGTCGTTCATGAATTGGCGGACGCGCTCCTGTGTCGCGGGCCAAGTTTGACGGCCAGCGCGAAGTGTCCGGACGAAATGACGATCCCGGCCTCCGGTCGCGGCGACGCTGAACGCGGTTGGCTTCATTCCAGTGAGCGTCAGGAAACGCTCCACTTCATCGAGCAGGGAAGGTGTCATTAACCGCCTTTATAGGTGTGCCCGGTAACACTTTTCAAGCAAAATGGTGTTTTGTATCACCATATGGCGGAAAGGGCGGTTTTTTGGCACACGGAAGCATGAGCACAGAGGCAGCAATCGACATTCTGCGGGTCCGCTTGGAAGCCGCGATGAAGCACCGTGGCGCAAGCGCGAAGGGGTTGGCCCGAACGGCGGGGCTGGGGGAAACGGTCGTGCGCGACATTCTCCAGGGCATGACCAAGGACGTAAAGCTCGGGACGATCGAGAAGCTCGCCGCCGCCCTCGGCTTGTCCCTTTCCGATCTCTTGCCGGACGCGCTGGGTCGAGCCCAGCCGCAGCGGGGCGTGTCGTCAGACCACGCCCCGCTGATTTCCGCCCATGCAGGCGATGGAGCGATCGCGCTCAGGCAGGTCGATATTAGCTACGCAATGGGGGCCGGTAGCAACTTCGAGGACTATCCCGACGAGCTGCCGGTCTTGTTCGACCCCGGCTTTCTACGCGGATTGACGCAGGCACCGCCGGACATGCTGTTTGTCGCGCAAGGCGACGGCGACAGCATGTTCCCGACAATGATCAATGGCGATCAGGTCATAATCGACAGAACTCAGCGGCACCTCACCATGCAGGATCGCATCTGGGCCCTCAGCGTCCACGGCGCAGCGATGATCAAGAGGCTCCGCACGGTCAGCCCAAACCGGGTCCGCATCATGTCCGATAACACCACCATCCCGCCCGAGGAGGTCGACGCCGACGACGTTTTCATAGCTGGTCGCGTCGTTTGGATCGGGCGAAAGGTCTGATTTATAAGGGTTGTGTTAAAAAACACCTAACGCGCTTGACAGTGTGCCACGGCACACTGCATAAGTGCTGCATCACCTGATCGCCCTCGGGCCGAAGACGGTGATGCAGGGCTAGGAACGTCGTGCTCGGCCGCCAGCGATTGGGGCCAGCCTCCGCCGATCCACCTGCTCCACACTAGCAGGAGGTTGGCTCATGGCCGCCGATGTCAAAGCGCCGCGGATCGTCCGCGAAACTACCAATATGGAGCGAGCGGCCAAGGCCGCAGCGATCCGCGAGAATCGCTCGGTTCCCGAGGCCAGCTTTGTCGATCCCGACCTGATCGACAACTCACTCGGCGAATTGCAGGTCGCTCGCGTCTTCATGGCCGCCGCCGACAATTTTCTCGACGAAATCCGACTATGGGTTCGCCGCGATGGTTTCGCGCCGAACGCTGCCCTTTGCGAGCAGGTTGATCACGCCGTGACCTTGCTGTCCGAGGCCGATGACAAGATTGGTCACGCCGATGATCGTCTGCGCACGGCGCTCGATCATTCGCTCGTCATTTGCGCCCGCCAGCTTCAAGGCTGCTCCGATCCCCAGCGCTTTGCAGCCGCCATGCACCACTATCGGATGACCTATTTGATGGGTCAGGGGTTCTATCTGCTCAATTACCCCGGAGACGATGGCGATTTCACGGCCTTCGAACCCGAGTGGGACAAACACGTTGCTGATTGCCGCAACGCTGCGCGCGCCGTCCTACGCACCCCCGCATCATCTGCCGCCGACATGGCCCAGAAGCAGGTTGTCATCGACCAGCAGGAGGCCATTTTCTGGGATGCTGACGAGGTTGCCGAGTTCACCCGCGCCCTCATTGCTGACGCCATTGCGTTCGCAGGCGGTGCAGCATGAGCGTCACCATCACCAGCCAGACGCCGTTCAGCATTCACGCTGCCGCATACCGGATCGCGCGCGATGCCTACGAGAAACATCGCGATCAGTGTCAGGCGCCGCTCGCTCAGCACGATCCCCTGCAACGCGACTATGAGGACGCATACCAGCCGTTGGTCGACGCGATGACGGACAGCGGCGTGAATGCCGTTCGATGCCCCGTCTCAACTTCGGCCGAACTGGCACAGAAGATCGAGATTTTCGCGCGCGAAGAGATGGAAGACTATGAAGGCTCGAAAGAGCTTATCGCCATCATCCTCGCCGACGCCAAGCGGATTGGGGGTGTCGCATGATTGTTCCCGTGATCCTCTGGGAGCGCTCAATGCAGCGCTTCCTCGCCACCCGCATCGCCGAGGTAGAATATGACGACACTGTCTATTACCCCGCGCTCGACCGCTACGACGCCACTGGCGAGCATGTGCCCGATGATGTGTCCAGCAGGGCGCAGGCGCTCACCGACGCCCGCTGCGCCGCCGAAGAGGCGCTGATCCAGACGCCGACGAACTCGGTCGCGAACCTCAAGTGGAAGATCGCATATGCGCGGAAGCGCTATGAGGACTTTTGCGACCTGCCGGAAAGCGCGTGGGAGGCCATCCACGCCGACCTTGATCGCATCATAGCGGAGCGGGAGGCATGAGGTCGCAGCACACCGATGACGGCCCTCTGGCAGTGCTCGCCGCGCTCGTGGTCGGCGCCCTGGTATGGTTTAGCATCGGCGTCGCCGATCTGGCTGCACAGGTGCTGCGATGACCGCGCGCGGTTACATGTCGCCCCGGCGTCTCGCGGATATGACGGCGGCGCTTAGGGCTGGCGACAGCTTCAACAAGATCGCTGCCGACAATAACATGTCGGCTGGGAGCGTTCGTCGCTGGCTGCAACCCGCCATCGAAATTCTCGGCCAGCACGGCGATCAACCTCGATGGGTTGCAAAAATCGCAGGGCATCGGGCCTGGATCAACGACGAGCAGAAGGCCGAGATCGAGGAGCGCTTGAAGACGGCGTTCAGCGTCCGCCAGATCGCTCAGGCAATGAACCTCGACAAGAGCACCGTGGCGAAAGTCGCAAAACCGCTGATCGCGGCGATGCGGGAGGCGGGCACCCTTGGGCTTTGCGATTGCGGGCAGGATCGGTTCCACCCGCGAATTTGCTCCCGAACGGCCGGGCCGGGCATTGACGTGACCGAGGATCAGTTGCGCAAGCGTATCGAGGTGGCGGCGGCAATCATGGACGGCGACTCGTTCGCTCAGATTGCCGAGCGGTTCGGCATGAAGCACCCGAGTAGCGTTCGCTCCTATCTTCGATACCTGACACCGGAGCAGCGTGACCGCCGCAAGGCACTCGAACAGGCCCGGAGTTGCGGCACGGTTGCGACTGCGTTTCGCCCCTTCAGGGACGAGACATATGCCCAAATCGCGGCCGCTATGCCGCGCTGGCTCAGTGACGCAGCGCGCGATGACGCCATCAGCGAAATGTATCTGGCACACCTTGAAGGAGCCGCGCCGATGTCTGACGTCGCCGCAGAAGCACGGCACTTTGCCAGCCGCACCGTCGCAGCATTCGAAAGCAAATTCGGCCCGCGCTCGTTGGACGAGAAACTGTTCGACGACAGCGGAACGACGCTCGGTGACACGCTCGTCGACCCGGCCGCGCTCGACGCATTCGACTACATTTTTGAGGAGGCACTATGATGCACCTGGCCTTTGAGCAATCGCCGGTCGCCGCCGCATGGGCGGCATACGACACCGCGCTAATCGAGCTTCATGCCATGTATGAACAGGCCGCCCTTGAGACGGACACTGGGGCTGGGCGCGATGATCGGCTTGAGAAGTTCGCCGAAGTCCAGCGCCTCGAAGCTGAGTTCAAGTCGCTTTTCCTCGGCGACGACGCTGGGCCGGGAGCCGCAGCATGACCCTCCCGTCGTTCATCAACAAGGGTCAGCCCAAGACGGCTTGGCCCGACTGGCTGCTGAAGCACGCTGTCGGGCGGCCGGACGATAACGGCTCCTTCATGATCCGCACCAAGATCGGCAAAGATGAGGACTTGCGCGCGCGGGTGCATAAGGGCGCGATCGTTTTCGAGCGGAACGGCATCGCCTATACCCGTGCCGACGCCGACGAGGCGCGTCGGTTCATCGCTGAACTGGATGAGATCGACCGGCAGGCTTACAAGGACTTGCCAAACAGGGGCGGCGAAGGCGGCGAGGCTGACATAGCCGATATGTCGGATGATACCGACGACATAACTCGCAAGCTCGGCGGCGAGGTGCCACCGGCGCCAAAGCCGAAACCGTTCAAGATGCGGATCGTGAACCCGCCGAAGCCAAAGTCCGCGGGGCGCAAATTCGCGGCGCCGAAGGGCAACCCGCCTTCGATCGAAATGCGCAACCCCGGTGAGTTGCGGATTGACGACAGCTATCAGCGGTCGATCGACACCGGCCCGAGCCGCGCGCTCATCAACCGGATCGCAAATGATTGGGACTGGCGCATGTGTCTGCCGCTGGTCGTGTCGAAGCGCGACGACGGCTATTTCTATGTGATCGACGGACAGCACCGGCTCGCCGCATCGAATCTGCGCAGCGACATTCCGTTCTTGCCCTGCTGCGTTTTCGTGTTTGAGAACGTGGCGGAAGAGGCGAAAATGTTTGTCGCCATGAACCGCGCGCGCCGCGCGGTGAACCGGCTCGACGACTTCCATGCGGCGCAGGCCAGCGGCAACGAGGATGCGCTGGCGATCAAGGGATTGATCGAAGCCGTCGGCTTCACAGTCAGCCGCAAGACTGGATCGGGCGCATGGGCGCCGGGCGAAGTCGCATTCACGAGCGCGATCGCCAAGGCTCGCCGCCGCTATGGTGACCGCCTCGTAATGACCGCGCTCGAAATCATGGCCGAGGCGTTCAAGGGCGAGAGGCTTGTCGTCGGCTCCCCCGTCTTCACCGGCATCTGCGGGATGCTCGGCGATACCGAGTTGAACCCGGACCGCGCGCGCCTGCTCGCTGGTGTCCGCACCCTCGATATGCCCGGCTGGGCCAGCCTGATTGCGGAGTGCAGGGGCGGGACCGACCGCAACAAGCATATCCGCGACTTCCTGCTCGCGGCTTACAGTGACGCCGAGGTGGCGGAATGACCTGCGTTGTGCCTGGCCGTCGGCGCATGATGGTCTACCCCGCGCCACGCGCGCCGCGCCAGAGGCCCGAGGCGCCCGGCTCCGTTCCGGTTATTCCCGACCGACCGCGCCACGATGACGGCGGTGCCGCCGCTGAGCCGGAAAGGGAGCCGGCATGAGCGACGTCGTGGACTTGGCCGCAGCGCGGCAGCGTAAATCGGAGGCCGAGGCTCTCCGATATTTGCCGGGCGTCAATCCATTCGACCCGAGCAATCCAGCACATATTCGCGCGTGGAACACCATTCACCAGCTCGGTTGGAGCGAGCAGCGCGCACACGAACGCGCGCGTCAGGAAGGAGCGACCGATGACTGACAAACTAAGCACCCGCCTTGCCGACATCAGCGCCACCCTTTCGCAAGCCGAGGCGGTGCTGGGATATGTCGGTCAGCACAGCGAAGACATCAATGCGGCGGCAGCCGCCTATGGCGCGCAGACGATCATCGGCTCGGCCATCGAAGCGCTGGGCAAGATCGAAGTAGAGCAGCGCGAAACTGAGCCGGGGTTCCGCAAAGATGACTGATCTCTTCACCTATCCCCACGCGCCCGGCGCGCAGGACCGCGACACGTCGCGCGCGGCGGCTGCGGAAATCGACGCGCCATTGCTACGCGCTCGTGCGCTGGCGGTCGTCGAGCGATCAAACGGCCTTACCGCCGATGAGGTCGCGGGCAAGCTGGGCCTGTCGATCCTGTCGATCCGGCCCCGGCTCACGGAATTGTCACGGCTCGGCAAGGTCCGCGACAGCGGCCAGCGCCGGCCGAACGCCAGTGGAAGAAATGCCATCGTATGGGCGCCGGTGTTTCCGGCGCGGATCAAGGGGCAGCGAACATGAGCTTTCACCGAGCCTTCTGCGCCGCATTCCTGGCCTTCGTTTCAATTGGCGTCGCCGCGAAAGGATGGTCGTCGGTGAGCACGCTTGACGGGCTACTCGTTGTCTGTGCCGTATTCATCCTTGTCAAAGGCCGGCGATCATGACCGGCGCCGCGATCTGGGTGAACTGCCCCGAGTGCGGCCACGTCTGGGCCCCGGTCAAACTGCCTATGGAGGCCGCTACCGCTTGCAAGGCGATGATCGCCGCCTTCTGTCCGCGCTGCGGCAACGACAGCCCCGAAATGGCCGCTGCGGCCGATATTCCACCCGCTCAACAGGAGAACGACATGAGCACCGCTGACCGACCCGAAGGGGCGCACTGGATCGAGGGAACGTATGGCATGGGCAACTATGGCCAGTCTCCCGAGGTCAAGACAACACTGACCGATACGACGCGGGCAGACGAAGACGCCGCATCTCGATCGCGGGGGCCGATGATCCTGCACAAGGCTGACCCGGCGCGGCCGCGGCGGCAGCACCCAAATTTCTTCAAGGCGCATCAGGAGGCGTCGCGCCTCGCGAAGCAGAACCCCGGCGCCGAGTTCATCATCAGCGAAGAAATCGCGCGGGTGCGTGTCGATGGCTGACGAGAACCGCGATTGGCGCCCGCTGAACCTCGCGCCCCGCGACGGAACGAGCATCCTTTTGGCCGTGTCGCCCCATATCACCTACGAGCGGCCGGGCTTCATCTGCATGGGGCGTTGGATTTCGCCTCCGAGCATCGAGGGTTACGGCAAGAAGTGCCGCCAGCTCTACGAGGAATATGGCGGATGGTGGGCGACCGGCAAAGGCCACAGCCCATTCAGCAGCCCGGTCTGGGGCTGGATGCCGGTGCCCTCCTTCGATTTCGACGCGCATCGAGAACTCCTCGAAATGGAGGGTCCGAAATATGGCCGATGATGTCGACCACGCTACCGATCTGGCCGATCAGCACCTTGAGCACAGCCTGCGCGCCGCGCGCGCGGCGGTGCCGGTCGGCGAACCCGGCGAATGCGAACAGTGCGGCGAGGATATGCCCCGGCTGGTGAACGGCCGGTGCGGATATTGCCGGGACGGAAGGAAACCGAAATGAGCGAGGCGCAGGCGAGGTCGTTCCGAATCATGGCCGTCGGCTATGCGGTCTTACGCGATCTGTCCGACGAGGTCGGGCCGCGTGCGGTGCGAGCGATGACCTCGGACGAGCTTACCGAGGGCGATCTTGCTCGCTCGCTCGGCCGGGCCGCGCTGGCGGCGGTCGAGGCGACGGCTGAGGAGGTAGGGCGCCGGTGAACGAATTTGAACGCGGGTATCGCGCGGCGCTCGCCGACGTCGTCGAACTGGCCAAGATTTACGGCGAAGAGAACATGAAGATTTGCAGCGATAACGTCCTGCTCGATCCCCTCTTGTGCGGCGAGGTGACCAGCCCGGCCGACATTCAGCAGTCTTTCGATTGCAGCGTTCGCAGCACCATCCATTCGGCGCAATATCACGCGTCCGAGCACCTGATTGAAGCCATCGGCAAACTGCCCCGGAGGACCGCATGAAATCCAGCGACATCATCGCGACGGCGCTCGCCAACGCGCTGTCGAACCGACCGCTTAGCTACACGACGGCAAGGCTAGCGGCGACCGTTGCCGCTGCGCTTAAGCGACACGGCTTCGCGATCGTCCCTGTCGTGCCGACCGTCGAGATGCTCGCGGCCGTCGTTCAGCAGGTAGGCGATCCCTCGCCGGAGGCGTGGGCGCTCGCCGAGCGTGCGGTAGGTGGAACGCTCGGCCTCCCCAACATGGCGGGCGAGCAGGCGTGCGCCGAGCTCGTGCGCGATTGGCAGAACATGATTGAAGCGACGGAGCCGCAGCAATGA